ACTCAATCCAACTCTGGGTGCCAACCAGAGCAGCCTACTTTCGGTTGCGGGCAAGGACCCTCCCGCGTGCGGTCAACCACAGATGGCACCTAGCCATCCTGGCCGCACCCCTCCGGACGACCACCCATACACTATGCCGCTGCCAGGGACGCGAACGTGTGGCACTTAACCCCGCCCAAGCGCCGATTTGTCCCCTACTGAACCATTTTAATCGCTTCCCCATAGTTGGCGACCCGAAAGGGGAGTGGGATTGTTAAGCCCTTAATCAGTAGTGGGGATCGGTGAGGACGAACGGCCGGGTGGTGGGACCCATTGGGCGCGCCCACCAGAAAACAACGGTGACAACACAGGTTGCCGCAACTAGCCTTGCAGCCAGGTTTCGTGAATGCCCACCTCGTCCATCCAATCTTGAAAGCTAATCGGTGCAAAAACCTGCCATGAGGAGCCTAGATAAGGTTGATACGACTCCATAGAAATTTGATCAGCAGGATTCACTCCGAAAGCTCTCTCGAATGAAATCCGGGCCTCCACAGCCACTGGTTCTGCTGCATCCAGCTCAACACGACTTGCCCCAAGATAACGGTAATCCGCGAGAAAGTCATCCTTTATAGCCTTCACCGGACCTAGTGCCTGTATGATGCTTACGGCCCACTCCTGAAGAATGGGCACGCCACGAGCCAACGAGAGCTCGCACTGGGCAACCCCAGACATCCATCTGCGTGCAAACACGGGTTCCTTCAGGTAGATGTGTGATGACATGGCCGACGACAAGACCCTATGCCACTCTCTAACCATCCGCCACCCGAGTTTACTCCCAAGATAGACTGGCGCGGATCCGCCGAAGCGGATCTCCTCTAGTATTGATGTTGGGCGTTCTAAGACAACCTCATGTCCAGAGGAGGTCTCTACCAGGCGTGCGAAGTCGGCGAGCACAGCCGGGAGATCGGTCTTCGCGACGAACAACAGGGCATTATCACCATCAACCAAAAGATCAAAGTGTACACCCACCACCCGAAGGGCGGATATGCACTCGACCAGGAAGATGAGAGAATTGCCCAAGCCCGTGTTGAAGTCACCACTCGCTCGGCACCCTAGCCTCGAAAACTTCGCACCGGAGACACGACCAAACAGCTTACCCTGAACACTCAATAACCAAGCTAACCTCTTGTCACCCCGAAAGGCGCCAAGATATGTTGAGTGCTCCTGGGAGAGCTGAGCAGGCCCGACATGTGCCTCGAACGCTTTACCATCAATCTCAAAACAGACACAGTCCCGGATCGCGGAGAACTTTCTCACGATCAGGTTGGCGCGCTGCCGTGGACTGAGCCCTTTCGCAATGATCCTCGAGCCATCACCGCACGAAAAGACCCTGCCGTTGAGCCGGCCCCACAGCCAATGCTCAAACGGTTTGAGACGAGAAGCGAGCTCCAAATTGTACCTAGGAGACCTTGGGTAGATCAACCTAGGTTTTGCCATCTTGTGTGGCACTCGATTCTTCTCGGCTTTCAGGAACGGCCGTAGATAATAGTCCTTAAATCCAGAAAGACCATCATCTGCCAGTGACCGCGCTGCCTCAACGTATCGGCGCCGAAGAGCCCCACTATAGCTCTCGGCAGTCTCAAGATGGGACCAGCTCCCGCCATCATACCTGGAACAAAACCGCTGCAACTGTTTCCAGCAACGCAATGTTCTAGCAGGTAGGTGGCCAAATACCTGTGGGGGAACGGGGCCCATGGCACGCAGTACGAGTGCGGCCAACTCATTGTGAGGACAACACCGGTGAACGACAGGAACAAACGTACCTGGCATGTTCGATCGCCAACCGGTGCGCATTTGCCTACGACTATCCGAACAGACAGCCCAGTCTACGCGGGAGGTATCCAGTGTACCCAGGGCAGCGGGTGGCAAACCGACAGCTGGCGGTTCACCATAGCAAAGCCCCTCCACGCATACCGGGCCGTCCTAACGATCCGGATAGAGT